GGCGGAACGAAGGGCATCATTGGCGGCTTCAAGCAGGGCGGCGGTCATTGCTTTCCTTTCGCAGGTCACGGTCACAGAACAACGGGTATGCCTTGGTCACCTCACGCCGCCCGTGGTCAATCACGATGGCGGCCTGGCACGGCGGCTCATAGCTCGCCTTGATTCGGACAGCGTATGCACTGTGTCCAATCACGCTGCCGTTGCTCACGTAGCGTCCCGAGCGGCCCCATGAGAACTGGTGCCAGTGCCCGAGGCAGGTGAGGTCGGCCCGCTCGGTGGCATCCCACGCGGCAATGGCTTTGTTCAGCGGCACATGAATGCCGCCGATGCCGCCCTGGTAACGCACTGCGTGACCGTGACAGAACCGGATACGGAACCCGTCGAGGTCAAGATAGTTCAGATGCCCTTCGCCGATCTGCCAGGTGATGTTCTTGCGAGTCTCGCCGGCCCGCATCGTCAGATACAGGTGATGCTCGTAGCTGGTGTCGGCCTCGTTCGTGCGAAGCTTCTCCGTGGTGCGTCCGTGGTTGCCGCAGCTGGTGGCCACGATCACGCTTCCGACGTTGTCGGCGACGGCGTCGAGGAAGCCTCGGAGCCGCTCGCCGATCCAGCGGATGGCCGCCAGCGGATGCAATGCGTTCTCTTCGGCGAGCTCGGGGTGGATCATGCCGCTGATGAGATCCCCGCCCAGCCACACCACCACGCGGTCGATCTTCGCCAACTGGCGTTCGTGTTCGAGCATGGCGAAGAACCGCTGCTGCAGTTCGGCCAGTCGGGCCTCGCACACTGACAGGTCGTAGAAATTCAGCCCGTTGACTTGTTCGCTGCGCACGGTCTCTTCGCAGTGAATGTCGCTGAGCAGCACGACCATCGTGGCGTCGTGCTTCTTGCCTTTGCCGCTTTTGGTCAAGGTGGCTGGCTTGCCGCCTAAGCCCTTGAGGCTGACGAGCGAATCGGCCCGCTCCCGCTCGCGGTCGATCTGTGCGAGCGCGGCCTTATACCGGTTTCGGTATGACGCCAACTCGGCTCGCAGCCGCGCCAGTTCGGCATCGGAGGCCAGGCGGTCAGCGTCAGCGAGCCCTTCGGTAATCTCGTCAGTCATGCTTTTTCGAGCCACTTGATTACTCCCGAATGGCCGATGGTCACGCCCCTGCTGTTGAGCGACTTGCTCAGCTGCATCCCCAGTGCGGTCTTGGTCGTGGCGAGCGTGCCCGTGTGCCACATGCGGCGGATCTCTTCGATCTCGTCACGCAGATCGGTGGGCAGCGTCTCGTACCACGGAGCAAAGCCCTTGCGTGTCGGCAGGCCCGCCTTCACCTCTTCGAGCAGGCTAGGTTTTTTCGCCATGCGTCACTCCTTCGGCGTCATCGTGTAGAGCATCGCCAGAACCCGCCGCTGCACTCGGGCCGCCTCGGTCACGGCTTCTTCGGAGATGTTCGGCCCCAGGCTGGCGTGCAGCAGTTCATGCAAGATCGTCTCGACTCGGCTCCATCCACGCTCACGGGAGTCAATCAAGATGCGAGGCTTGGCGGCCCCGTCAAAGAATGTCCACCCAGCGGCTTCACCTGTCAGCTTGGTGAACCGCAGCAGCCACCGCTTGCCGTCGATGGTGATGTGGTGGTCTTCCGGCACGGGCGGCTCCCTTCGCCCGTTATGGTGGCTGGTCTGTCAACCGCTCGCGCCACGGCCGGGAGGCAGGCCGACCATCTGCCCGAGCCGGTTCAGTGCCGCCTGTCGCTCCGGGCAGTGGCAGGGCCGCCCTGTCACCGCTTGCACCCGCTCTTTCGTGATGCCGACCGCAGCCAGCCCATCGGCGACCATGTCGCCCAGGCCCGGCTTCGCCCGAGGATACGCCGGGTGCGTCTCGTCCACCGTGAGCCGGTCGCCGTCCTCCGCGACGATGCACGCGGCCACGTCGGCCAGCGTGTAGCCGCGCTCACGGCAGCGGGCTTCAAGGTGTCGGCGGCGGCAGCGGATCATGGCAGCGGGTTGGCGCAGTCGCAGTCCTCTGCAAACCAGATCGGCGTGATCGTCCGCGTGATGGTGCCGCGAATCAGTACCGTGCTGCCGCCCTCCTCGATGTATTCGTAGTAGCCGGCACTTGGATTCGTCCAGCCGCCGGGCCACGCCACCGAGCCGACTGGTGCCCCGGCAACGCCAGACGGCGAGGTAAACCCGTAGTCTGGAGCGGTCAGGAACGAGTAGTAGCAGCAATCCGACTCGCCAAAGCCTCCGACAAAACCGAGCCAGATGCTCGGCTCGCTCGGCATCTGCCATTCGTAGTACCGGACGCCATCGGGCGGCAGGTCTTCGTCCTGCGTGCCGTTTGCGTCCAGGCAGGTCAGCCGCAGTGCGTCTGGGTGTGCCGTCCGCTGGGCCAAGTATCCATCGCCCGCATTACCGATGTTGATGCCGGTGATCTGGCCGAAGGTCGCACTGCCCGTGTCAGTGTCGATGACCGCAGACAGTTCGGCTCCCGTCCCCTCGCTCGGCATCAGTTGGTTGATCGTCACCGTCACATCTGCCACATACGGCGGCAGGCTCGCATCTTCGCGGTAATACGCGCCACCGCTCGTCACAGTGACGCCGGTCGGGATGCCGGTGTAGTAGTAGTATTGCCCACCGTTCGTCACCACCACGCGAGCGATGCTTGTGGTGGCCTTGTAGTAGTCGCCGCCGCCCGTGATTGTCACTGATTGGATGACGCCGTTGCCTGTCTCCTTGTAGAACAGCCCATTCGATGCAGAGTTTGGGTCTAGCGCAACGCCCGTGATGCCCCCGTTCGCGTCAACGCTGGTGATGATCCAGCCATCGACCTCAAGGACGTAGTACGGCGGGTTGCTTGCGACCGATGGGTCTAGCTCTTCGTACCAGAGATATTCGCCCACCTCGTAGCCGCTGCCGCCGTTGACGATGGAGATAGCGGACACCTCCCACGCTGGCTTCCCCTCCCAGTCTGTGGTCGCGTTCATGGTCGCAGCGAGGACGGCGCCAGACCCTGCGGTGTTAGGGTAGTACCCTGCTGGCCCCCAGACATACGGTGTGAGGTTCGGATTCTCTCTTCCAGCGTCGGTCGCAATCGTCCCGCTCGCCGCCGTCACCTGCTCGCCGTCCGTGACCGTAAACGTGACCGCATCGCCGTCCGTGTAGCCCGTGCCGCCGTTCGCCACTGCCACGGAGTCAACGTGCCAGAGGGCCGTATCGCTCGGCGTGGTTGGTGACTGCGACAGGTTGACCGTGAGCGAGGCACCACTGCCGCCTGCCACGCTCGCAGTGATCGTCGGCGTTGCCCTGGCGGTTTTGATGGTCGCAACCGCTGCGGCCTGCTCGGTGACGCCGGCACCGTAGCTGAATGTCACCGAAGCCCCATCGGTGTAGCCCGAGGTCGTGCCGCTGACCGATACGCTTGCCACGCCCCAAGTCTGCGGCGTGGTGCCGTTGGCTGCGAGCGTCGGCGTGAGCGTGGCCCCGGTGCCGCCCGACACGCTCGCCGTCAGTGTCGGCTGGGATCGCTGGTCGGTCTGTACCGTCAGCACGGCACCCGAAACGGTCGTATCGCCCGCCTTGGTCGATACCGTAAGCGTCTCGCCGTTGGCGTATCCCGTCCCGCCCGAGAACGTGACCGAGGCGATCTTCCAAGTGGGGATGCCGCACGCATCGTTTGTGGACGCCAGCGTTGGCGTCACGGTCAGCCCCGCGCCGCTGCCGCCGCTCACGGTCAGCGTGGGAGCCACGCGGGCGAGCTTGGCGTAGCCACTGCCGCCATTGGGCAGAGTGACTCCTGGAAGGGCTGGATTGTAGAGCGTGCCGGCCGACGTGATCGGCCCCATAGAAGATCGCTCGTAGCCGACAGGTGCCCACACGTTGCCGATGGCTCCCGAGCCAAAGCAGCTAGAGAGCGTCAGCGTGATGAGTTGCCGAGACTCGCTCGCACAGCGGACGGTAGCAGTGCCGCTGCTCGGCAGCCATGTCTCCACCGAAGGGTCAGCAGTCCAGTCGGGCCAGCTTAGGTACTCCAGATCCCACTCCCATGTGACGCAGGATAGGTAGTCACATAGCTCCCCGCTCGGCCCGCAGCAGCACCCTTGCCCAGTGCCGAGCGCGGTGCCACGCAGCACTAGGGCACCGTTCTGTACGGTTAGCAATGTCACGACGCAGCCGTAGAGCAGGTGGTAATCGACACGGAGAACGACGCCGTGCTCGATGTAGCGAGGGCCACCACCGGCAGCGTATCGAACCGCAGCGACGCGGTCGTGATCGTTGCGGCCGTGGCGGCATTCGCAGCGTACATCTGCGGCACCAGCAGATACCACGCGGTGCCTTCCCTCGCAATTGAGCAGTCGCGCTGCGGGCCGTCTGGGATCGGCCAGAACAGATTCGTGGCGGACACCGTATTGGGGGTCGCGGTCTGATTGCGGAAGGTCACGGTTTTTTCGGTGCCGATTGACCACGCACCGGTGAATGTGCAGATGCGGAGCGCCTTCCGCTGCCGCTGCTCAAACACCGGATCAAACGCCAGCGGCGTCCCGCGCCTCGGCTCCTGCTCCACCTGACGCACCACGCGAGCGATGCGAACCGCCGACCCCAGCTCAAACTGTGTCAGGTCAGCCATGTGCTACACCGCAGGCGGCGTCGTGGGCGGCGTGCCAAAGATACTGGAGAAGTTTGCTTCGGGGTTCACGCGGCGATTTAGGATTGCCGGCACGCCCAGGGTCAACGCACCGGAGCCATTGAGGCCAACCGGATTCGGAGACGCAATCCACTCGGAGTTTTCAAAGTCGAACACCATCGCGCGCCGCTTCTCGCCGCCGTCGATGAAGTTCCACCCAATGTCGGGCAGTTGCAAATTGTGGCCCGATTGCCGGTAGTGCAGTTCCGCAGTGGCAGACCAGTAGCTGACAAGGCTGGCACCAAACTGCTCTCTCGCCGTCTGCACGGTGACCTTTTGCACCTTGATCGCATGCGCAGGGCAACCAAGGTACTCCGCATTGTTGACGCAGTTCTGTGCCGCCACCCATGAACTAGGGAACGTGGCAAAGTTCTTCGTGACCTTCGCCACGACCGTTGACTCTTGCGTGACGAGTCCAGGGAAGTAATCGTATGCGCTATTCGTAAGAGGCCGCAGCGTCGTGCCATCAAAGTATGTGAGGGCCGGAACCTCACCAGGAGCCGAGTCAAACTCCCAGACTGCCGAACGGTTTGTCGGAGCCGTCATCTCATCCTGCGTGACAATGCCGTACTCGGCGAGCAGGTGAACGTGATACGGCGACCCTTCGTAGCCCTCCGTCAACGTCATCTTGCGGACGCGGTACGGGCCATCGGTGTAGGTCGGGTGGATCGAGAAAAAATCCACGCCCACAGCCGTGAACACATCCGGCTCGGAGAGCGGAGAACCAGTGAGCGTATCGTCGGACAACACGCACACCCACTCACGGGTAAGTTTGCGAGGCTTGAGGATTTCGTATTCAGCCTTTCGCGACAGTTCTTTGACACTGGCAACGCCCATGACGACTCCTACGGCAGAATAAGTGCAGGCTGACCAAGCCGGTTCAGATCGCGGTCGATGCTGGCGGCGATGCGGTTCAGCACCTTGTTGGTCAGGCGGGCTTGGATCAACGCCGGGTCTTGCTGCTGATTGAACAGGTCGAGCACTAGCTGCTGGCCTTCGGCAGTCCGCACGTCTGCCGTCTGCACCGTCTGCGGGCCGAGCGTGTTGAGCTCGGCCATTCGCTTAGTCTGCCGCTCGAACTCAGCCTGTTGGGCCTTGGCTTGCTCTTCGAGGAACTTCTGCTGCTGCTGGGCGATCTGTTCCTGCTGCTTCGCCTGGGCGGCGGCCAAGTCCTGCTGTCGCTTTTGGAACGCCTCACGCTGGGCAGCTGCCCCGCTGGCGATGTCGCGCTCCTTGGCCTGCACTTGGTCCAACTGCCCGAGCCGCTTCGTGGCTGTGTCCAGGGCTTCCTTGTCGCCGGCCTCACGGGCAGCGTTGGCGGCCTCCTGGGCACGGGCAATCTCGGCTTCGACGGCCACTAGGTTCTCGGCTGCCTTGATGCGGGCGTTGTCGCCGCCAAACTCCTGCTGCTTGATGAGATCGTTGACCGTTTGCTCTTGCTGCAGCCGCACCTTGGCGGCCTCTTCTTCGGCCTTCTTGCGTTCGGCCACGGCCTGCTTTTCGTTTTCGATCCGCTGGTCGAACAGATCCTGCTGCCGCTGCACCTCGGCGTCGTAGGCTTCTTTGTTCAAGATGCCGTCTTCGACCTGCTGCTGTGCCTGCTGAATGCCTTCCTGCAGTTGCAGGGCCGCGTCGAAACCGGCCTGCCCAAACTCGCTGGCCTTTTCAATGGCACTGGAAATGACGCCGTCCGCTTCTTGGAACGCATCGGCGAATCCGTTGCCGAAGCCCTGATCCAGGGCTTGCTGCTGCTCTTCGAGCTTCGCTTTCAGTTCGTCCAGCTGGCCGAGCCGGGCCTGGGCGTCAGCATCACCCGATGCGGCAATGGCCTGCCGCTGCCGCTCCACTGCGGCCAGGTCTTCCTCAATCTTGCTGGCGGCATCGCCCACCTTCAGCAGGGCATCTACACGCTTTTGGTCGGCTTCCGCCTGAGCGTTGGCAGCGTCGGAAGCCGCTTGCCGTGCGGCCAGCTCTTGATCCAGCAGCGAGTTGACCGTGGCCTGCGTTTCCTCAATCCGCTTGATCTCTTCGGCCGTCATGTTCATGGGATCGACGACGGCAGACACTGCCGCCTCGTACTCCCGCATGGCGTCGGTCACGGCACTGGAGTTGTCTACGATGCCGCCGAAGAACGAGTCGAATCGCTCTCGCGTTTCGTCAATGTTCGTCTGAACCTTGAACGCCGGCTCTCGCTCTTGCTCCACCCGCTGGCGAAGCGACTGCACGTAGGTCTGGGCGGCACCAACTGCGGCCGCCTCCTGCTCTTGCGCGCTGCCGAATATCGCCTGCGTGGTGCCGTCGATGATCTGCTGGCCGGCGTCCTCAAGGTCTTGGAGGTTGCTCTGAAGTTGCTCGTTGGCGTTCACCTGAAGGTCTTGCCCAAACGCTTCAAGGTCTGAGCTGACGTAGCTGCCTATCGCCTCAAGCACCTTCCCGAGAGCCAACGCGACTCCGTTTCCGATAATTTGGAACGTGTTGAAAATCGCCTTGAACGTACCGCTGAGAGCGTCCAACACGCCGGCGACCCGAGTAAACGTCGCGCTGGCTGACTCCAGTGCGCCGGTAAAACCGCCGAAGTAGTTCACGAATTCGTCAAAGGTTTTCGCAAAATACTCGGCACCTTGAAGCAGCACGTCGGTGATTGCGTTGGCGATGCCAGTGCCACCTTGCCCCTGTGCCCCGCTCCACTCCTCCACGAACTTCAAGAACTGGTTGGTCACGTCGGTGACAACCGGAGCGAGGTTGCCTTCAACTTGCCCGATGATTCCCTGCACTGTCGCAAGAACCAGATCGAAGCCATCGTTCATGTCGGCGATATTGTTGACCTGCGTCTGGTCAACGATGATCCCAAGCCGCTCGGCCCTTGCCTTCAACTCGTCAATACTGGCGGCACCTTCGCGAAACAGCGGCGCGAGTGCGGCCCCCTGCTTGCCGAAAATCTGAACCGCTGCGGCTGCCCGATCTGCTGCGGTTGGCAGCTGCGAAATAGCCTCGCCAATCGCCGCGAACTGCTGCTCCGGTGCTAGCGACCGCAACTCAGCAACGGAAAGTCCGATGCCTTGCAGCGACTTGTCGAAGGCATCGCCGGGGTTGGCCTTGCCGATGTTCACGCCGAGTTTCTGCACTGCCACGCCAAAGGCTTCGGTATCCACGCCGGCCATCTTGGCGGCCAGCGAGTAGCCTTGCAGGGCCTCGACGCCAATCCCGGTGCGGGCACTCAGGTCGTTGAGCGAGTCCAGCGAACTGGACACGTTCCCGGCCAACGTCAGCACGCTCTGGGCCGCGCTGGTCAACGCCGAGCCAATCGCCTGGAAGCCATCCAGCAACACCCGCCCAACCTCGATGGCGCTCAGCGTCCGCACGCCACCCGTCAGCTTCTCAAGACTTTGAGCAGTCTTGTCAGACTCGCCAGCAAACCGCTTCATCGACTGCTGGTTCTGCTCGACGATCTTTTGCAGCAGCTGCAGGGCCTTGTCGGCATCGGACAAGCCCTTGGTCATGCCGGCGGCGTTCGCCGTCATCTGCATGCCCACGCCGATTACCGTTGCCATACGTCACCCGTTAAAAATCTGCTGCAGTTGCTTGATCTGTGCGAGCATCTGCTGCTGATGCTGCGGTGGTTTCTCAATCGGTATGAAATCGTCTGCCTTCGGTGCCTTGCCTCGGTCGCAGTGCGGGGCCAGCATGGCACTAGCCAGTAGGCCCGTTTCCCGCCATGAGTCGGGAATGGCCTCGAAGTAGCGCGTGTACGCCAGCCATTCCGCAAACTCACGGGCCGACATCTTTTCGATCTCGGCCACCGTCTTTTTCAAATGCCCCGCCAGACGAAACATGAAACGCCTCGTCGGGCGGAGGTTCAGTTTTTTGCGAGTTCCTCCACGTCTTTCTCGGTGATGGCGTTGTGGGCCGCCGCCTTGTCGAACAGCTTGGACACAACCTTGGCCGACTTACCCGCCAGCTTGGCAATCTGCTCGTCACTGAACAGCCGGTTTCCTTGCTCGTCGCACAGGCAGCGGGCCAGGAACTTCGACCGGAAGTTATCCACGCCGGTCTGCTTGTTCGCTGCCCATTCCTGCTGGTAGCCGTCGAGCTCGCCCACGGTCATCACGCGGATGAATACGTCGCCGCCCCACTCTTTGACGGTGACCTTCACCAGGCCGAGGTCATCGGCTGCCAAAATCTGTTCTGCTGTCAGTGCCATGTGCGTCGGCTCCTATTCGAGGCAAATCTTGAACGTCGCCGCATACCGTGCGACATCGTTCACTTGGCCCGAGAGCCGCAACGTCTGGCAGATGGCCTTCGTGGTGAAGGTAAGGCCACCGCCAGTGAAGGCAATGGTGTTCTTCTTCCCGTACTCAGCAATCGACAGGCTCGCAGTGCTCAGGCACTTGATCTCTATAGTGCCTGCGTCAAGCGTCCACGCCCTCGGAGACGTGGTCGATCCGCGAGCCAACGGCAATTCGCCGCCATACGTCGCAACGATCTCGACCAACTCGCCGAGCGACTGACCGCCCCATGTGGCCGCAACGCCAGCACACGCTTCAGCCATGACGGGCCTCCGTCTGGCTTAGTAGCGAGCCACCCTGAAGGTGACCTGGCCACGGACAGCGTCGTTCGTCGCAAACGTCAGCGTCGAGGATGCGACGGTTGCCGCCGCACTGATCGCTGCCGCCCCGTTGACCGTCAGCGTCAGCGTGCCCGTGCTGGCGTCCTTGATGATGTTCGTGCCGAGGTAGTCCACCACGACTTCGCGGCCCGTTTCAGTCGCCGAGCCCTGCAGCGGGCGGTCAATCGTCTTGATGCTGTTGCCCGCAGTCAGCCCGAGGTGCGAAACGTCGATGGTGTCATCGGCGGCCGGGTCCGTGTTCGTCACAACGATGTTCGTGACGGTGAAGGAAGTGCCACCGAAAGAAAACAGCGTTCCGGCACCATCATGCGGCGTAGCGGACATGCTCTAAGACTCCTGCCAAAGGACGTTAAAAGTCTGCGTTACTTGGTACACGGGAGGAAGGTCGCCGCCCGCCAGCTGCACGAAGTCGTCAGACTCCTGCTCCAGCGACACGTGCTTCACTTCCACATTGTTCACGGTGCCCCCGTACCCATCCAGAACGACACGCACCCGGTCGGCGAGTTGACGCACGTCCTCGTAGGTGGCGGCGAATGACTGCATTTCCACGCTCACGTTTGGGACGCCCATCGGCCCGGCCAGGGTGTGCTCCCGGCTGATGCCAGAGCGCCGCCAGGTGATGAACGGCAGGGCGGCCGTCTTGGGTGCAAGTAGCGGGTAGATCCGCGTGCCCACCATCGTGGTGACGCTGGTGTTTCCCACCAGGGCGGTACGCAGCACGGCTTCGGGGGATTTCATGTGATGAGCCCTCTGGCGACGCGGCCTTTCATTTCGGCCAGGGCCTTCTCAAGCCGGGTGGCCAATTCGCTCTGCAGGATGCTGACCATCTGCGGGCGTGTCTGGTTAAACGTCGTCTTTACTGGCGGCTGCTTTGTGCGGCCGCCCACGGGCATCTTGCCCAGCTGGACCCGCTCGCCGGCCTTGGCGGTCTTGAAGAACGCCTTCGGCGACTTCGGCTGCGTCACCAGCTTTCCGGCGTTGCGGCCTCGCCGAGCATTCACGACACGGAACCCGCCGCCATTCCGTTTCCAGCTTGAAGCGAACCGGCCCTTTTTTGTTTCTCGCTCCTTCGTGCCGAACTCCAGAAAGCCCTGGTGGTAGCCCTTACTGCCGCCGCCGATCTCGTAGCCGACCAGGCCGACAGCGTTACCGTCTTTCTTGTACAGCTTGATCTTGATTTTCGCAGACTTGCGAAGGTTGCCGGTCGGTCCCTTGGGCGTGTTCTTCTTCAGCGCCGACAGGCCAGGCGTCATAGCCTTACGCAGGGCGGCACCGAGATGCTTGGCGGCAATGTTCGTAGGCAGATCCCTGAACTGCTGCCGCAACTCGGCGAGCTCAGGGAACTCCAGCGACACTTCCAATGCACCGGCGTTCTTCGCCATCAGCGAGCCTCCTCGCAGATAGCCTCATGCTCGCTTCGGTTGCCGTGTTCGAGCAGGCTGACGATCTCCAGCGTGCGGCCACGCCACGAAAACCGCATGTCCTGCGTCAGCCCCGGCAGATACCGCAGCCGCAGCCGATGCGTGATCGTCGTGTCCTGCTGCCCGAGCACCAGGGCCTCGCGGGCAGAGACGCCTTCGACGCTGGCCCAGACGGCCGTCGAGTTCGCCCACGCCAGCACAGTCTCGCCGAGCGTGTTCGTGGAACCGCTGGCGATCTGCACCGTCACCCGCTCACGCAGCTTGCCGGCGTCGATCATCGGTACGAGCCCCAGCGGTAGGCGTCGAGCAGGGCCTTGGCGGCATCCGGCGGCTCGGCATTGCCACGCTTCTCGTAGAGCTCATGCACGTACAGCAGCATGGCGTTCTTCACGCCCTGGGGCACGTCAGAGCCGCTCGGGCCGTAGCCAGCCCACCACGTCACGCTGATGGCGTTGTCATCCTGCAAGTGCGGCGGCCAGGTCTGGCCGTACAGAGTCTTCACAGCCCCCGGCGTGCTCGCCCGGTCCACTCGAAAGCTTGCCGTGCTGTACGTGGCTGTATCGCCGTTCTCGTAGGTGAACGTCAGGGCCACTGCCGTGGCGGTCCCGCTAGCCACCATCGGCGGGCGGGGAAGCTCGATGTCGAGCGTGCCATCGGGCGGGAACCTGTCGAACCGCATGACCCACTGGGTATGCACCAGCGTGCGGTCAAGGTACTGCTCAACCCACTCACGGGCTGCCCGCACCAGGCCCGTGATGTACGTGTCATCGTCGGCCGTATCGACACGCAGGTGGGCCTTTGCCTCGGCGAGCGTGACGGGCTCAACGGCTGGCTGAGTCTGACGAACGAGGCTTCGGTACTGCACGCTTCACTCTCCTCGGGGTGGCGTCGGCCGTCTCAACCACGGGCTCGACGGCCGCCGTCTCAATCAGATCCTGCTGCCGTTCCTCTACTGCTACGCCTTGGGCAACCAACTGCGTCGCCAGCCCGCCAGCGATCTCGACAACCTGCCCGCTGCGGTAGCCACGCCATGAACGGGTGAACTTCAGTTTCGTCATTGGGGCACGCTCCATGCAGATTCCGGCTTCTTCAACGTGTTGGCGAACTCGGTGGAATACTGAAAAACGGGCTGGTCGAGCCGCTGCCCTGGCCACGTCACCATGTATTCCCCATGGCCCAAGACGATGCGGGGCGACACGTAGACCCGATTGCCGGCACGCCGGAACTGACGCCAAAAGAAGATGTCATCGTCGGTGCGGCCTTCGCCCCACTCGCCTGACTTGTTGGGCACGCCTTGAAACCACGGCTTCGGCGTTCGCTTCAGGGCAGCCGTAGAGATCACCGTGCAGCCAAAGTGTGCCGTGTCCACCAGCTGCACCGGCTCGGCAAACCACGACATAGGAAGGCTCGTCTTGCCATCCTCGGGCGGATTGTCCAGCGTGCCCGGCAGCGTTAGCATCGGGCGGCCGTCCTCACGCTTGGTCTGCAGCCCAGTGATGGCGTCGCACTGAAACGTCATCGCCATGGCGAAGAGTTGCTCCACGTCCTCGCGGGTGAAGAACGTGTCATAGTCGATGGTGAGCAGGTATTCGCATTTGTCCACGAACTGCTCGCACACCCGCTGGAGGCATTGGCCCCAGAATGCCCCTGTGACCTTGGTGGGCCGGATGCCCAGCGGCATCAACGCCTGGGCCCACGAATAGAAGTTGTCCATAAACCCAAGCCGGGGCACGCTCATCACGGCCTCAACCCGGATCTCGACTTCGGTGCCACCGACTTTGACCAGCATGGGCAACCTCAAAAAGAGAGCGGGCCGCCCCGTTTGGAGCGGCCCGCCCAGCGTTGCACATCTGTCAAGCCGTCAGGCTCACGCACCGACCAGGCCGATGATCGGACCGGCGACGGTCGAGGTGCCGAGGTTGGCGTGGGTGATCGCCACGCGAGCCACGGCACGGATCACGGTCTGATCCGACAGGAAGTTCACCTGATCGCTCGAAGCGATCTCGATGCCCTGGCGGACGCCGTAGTAAGACGAGTTCGCCATGTTCCCGTAGAGGGCCATGATCGCACCCGTCGAGTCCGCACCGCTCGGGAGCCGGTCGGTGAGCACCACCGGCGAGCCGAGGAAGGTGAGGCCCATGCCCTGCGAGAGGCCGACCGACCCGCCCTGGGCGAGGTCGAGGGCCTGCATGCAGCTGGCGAAGAAGAACGGCGAGCAGAACCACTTGGCACCCTGCCGGCTGTGCTGCGGAACCGCAGCCATCATCGCCAGCAGGTTGGCCTTCGTCACCTCGTCGGGCGTGTCACCGGCAGCCGTCACAAGCGAGGCGGCGTAGGTGGCAGCCGAGGAGGCCAGGAGGCCGCCCGTGTGGGTCGTGACGAGACCGGCAACCGCAGGGGCGTTGCTCGGGTTGCCGCTCCACGCAGCCGCTTCGACGGCGTTGCTGAGCGACAGAGCCAGTTCCGCAGCGATCCAGTCGGCGATGCTCACGACCGAGTCCTGAAGGAGCTCGGAAGCAATCGTCACCGCACCCGTGACCTTCTTCGCAGTCAGGGTGACCTGATTGCTGGTCGGGTCGCTCGGGGTGATCGCGGTGTTCTCGTCCACCCAGTACGCCGTCGCACCGGCCGTCCGGCGGGGGAACAGCACCACGTCGCTCGGCATCACCACGTTGGTGGCGTTCTGGGCGAAGGCGGAATACTGATCCACCAGGCGGATGACGGTCGAGGAGAGCACGTCAGGCACGAAGGCCGCACCCGTGGTGCTGCCGGTCGAACCCTGGGCACGGGCCTCGACGCCGTGATCCTGGCACCACCGGCGGGCTTCCGCATCGCCGGCCTTGGCCTTGAACCACATGCCGACCGAGTAGGCGTCCCGGGCGTTCTCAAACGCACGGAGCCGACCCGAGAACGGAACCGCTTCCACGCGAACCTTCTCGCTCCGCTCCTCGGTCACTTCGGGAGCCGGGGTGCAGCGATCCACGACGCTGCGGAGGTTCTTCGCCGACTCGGCCACCGACTTCTCGAAGTCGATCTTCTTGGCGAGGTCGCCGGCACGCTTGTTCAGCGTCTCCAGCTCGAGGTCGCGCTCCGCGATCTTGTCATCATCGCCCTCGACGGCACGCACGGCGTCGATCCGGTTGGCGAGGGCAACGGCCTCGTCCTGCAGCTTCTTGAGGTTGTCCACTGTGATTCTCCGCCGGCGGTATTGCCGATGGAGTCCACTGTGCCGCTACCTATGGGGAGCCTTGCAGAACCGCACTTCCGAAAGTGTTGTTTTCACAAACACAACACCACGGGCACCGCACCTGGGGCATCGCACGTACCGCTGCCGCTCGTCGCCGCATGCACGGCTGGAACGGGTCCGCAGTTTCTCGCCGCAGGTGCAGCGTGCTTCAGACATTGCGGAGCCTCAGGGACCACGCGGCAGCGGCGTCACGGGCAAGCGAACGCAGGGCCTTCTTCACTTCGGGCTCGGCCTCTGGGTCTGCGGCGGCCTCAGTGGCCTGTGCAGCAATCCATGCAGCGTATGAACGCTGGGCCACAACGGCAGACGTTGCTGATCCGTAGGCCGGCACGTTCACCGGGCCAACCTCGTACAGGCCAGACGCCTCGACGATCTCACGCACGGCCCGGCCGTTCTCGTCAGTCGTGAACCGCTCGCCGCCCTTCTGGCTCACCGTGAAGGCGAACGAGCTTCCACGCAGGTTCCGAGAACGCACCAGGGCCAGAACGTCACGGCCTGCCGTCGTGTCCGGCGGCTCGACCACATACGAGACGCCACGATCATCGGCGATGATCTCAAGCGTGCCGGCCGACTCACGGCCCAGCAACAGGTCGCTGTTGTGGTTGTAGTACGAAAGGATTTCGCCACGGCCTCGCTGGCGGTTCAGAATCTTGTCGAAGGAGCCCGGCAGGATTCGCTCTCGGAAGCCGCCCAGGTCGAGGCTCAGCCGGTTGTACGGGATCGCCAGCCCACGGATTGCCTCTCGACCGCTCGCACGGGTCTCAATGACGATCTCGCACTCGGGAGCTTCCTCTGCGGTCAGGCAGCGGCGTTCAATTTCCATCGGTGCTGTCCTCCTGTTCGGCCTGGTCCTCGGCGTCGTCCTCGGGCGAATCCTCGTCTTCGACCACCACGGGCGGCTCGGGCATCGGCTCCGGTGCCGGCGGCTCTTCGCCAACCTTGTCCAGCGTGGTCATGTTCAGCTGAATGAAGTGGCGGTCGCCGTCAGGCCCAATCGGATTGAGGTTCTCTAGCTCTCTTACCTCGTTCACCGTCATCCAGCCGTGGGTCAGAGCCGAAACGAAATAGGCCGACCGGCTCGCGTGATCGCCACGCAGCAGGCCGCTAACGTTGTGCTCGGCAAAGTAGGTCTCGTCATCCACGATGAGGTCGCGGCTGATCGCCGCTTCCCACCGCTTCAGGTGCGGCAGCAGGCAATGCTGCACGAACTCCGTGCCCTGTACCTCAATGTTTGAGTAGGTGCTGCGGGTCAGGTCTTGGATCATGTGCGGCGGCACACGGAAAGCACGGCAGATTTCGATGACTTGATACTGCCGGGTCTCAAGGAACTGGGCCGCCTCGTTGCTGCCGCTCAGTTCATGGGCCTTCACGCCGTTGGGCAGAACCGCCGTACGAAACGCCCGGTCAGCACCACGGTGCATCCGTTCCCACTGCTCACGCAGTCGCTCGGCAGCTTCCACCGGGATCGGGTTGTCTGACTCCAGCACGATGCCGGGCCGGGCACCGTTGCCGAAGTACGTGCTGCCGTGGGCTTCGAGGGCCTGGGCCAGGCCGATGGCGTTCTGGAAAATCTTGTACGTGGGGATCGGCTTGACGCCGTCTTCGGTCGTGAACCGCAGGGCGAAGATCTGATCCTGGCTGTAGATCGTCTGCTTGCCGCTTGGCTCCCGGTACTTGTACCGCAGCGTGCCGTCTTCGAGCCGCTCGGCTTCCATCCGGCTGGAATGCAGCGGCCACAGTTCCGACACGGCACCACGGGCACCAGGGCGGATCTCGGCATACGAGGCCCCATAGTGCAGGTACATGCCCGTCATCCAATCCCGAAACTCCTGGGCCGTCTGCCACGGGTTGGGCTGCGTGTGCAGGAGCCGGTACACCGGGTGCGTCGTGGCCTTCGTCTTGCCGCCATTGGCCAGCCGCTCGTAGACGTGCAGCGGCAGGGACGAGACGGCGTCCGAGATCACCCGGATGCACGCCGTGTAGGCCGAGCAGGCCATGCTGTTGTCGGCCGTCACTCGCACGCCCGAGGGCGTCCGGTTGCTTGATACCTCGGTCCAGTCGATGCCCCGAAGGTCAACCATGCGGTAGTCGGCGAGGGCGTTTTCGCTCATAGCGTGATGATGTCCCAGGATTGCTCGGGGGCTGGGGCCGTCGCCGTGGCATGGATGCCGATAGCCATGACAAGCGACACGATGCCGTCGATCCGTTCCGTGCTCCGTGCCTTGCTCGGCTTGATGTTGTCGGCCGCCGAATCCCGTTGAATCGCCACGTTGCCGGCCTGCCACGTCAGCACCGGATGCCCGCCGTGCAGCAGCTTGCCGCTCACCACAAGCGACTCCAACTGCTTCGACGGGCTCGACATGCTGCCGTAGCCCTGCCCAAAGCCTAGGACGTTTAGCCCGTCGCCTTGCAGTTGCGTCGAGAGTTGCGTGGCATTCCAGCGGTCAATGGCGATCTGCCGGATGCGGTATTTCTTGCCGAGTTCGTTGATGTCGGCACGCACCTGATCGAAGTCTGTGACGTTCCCCTGCGTCATCCGTAGATGCCCCTGCTTCGCCCAGGTCAGATAGGGAACCTTGTCCCGCCGCTCACGCTGGTGGGCGTTCTCTTCTGGTATCCAGAAGTGTGGCTCCACCCAATACGTGCCGTCCTCCAAAGGAAACAGCAGCACCAGGGCCGTGGTGTCGAACGTCGATGCCAGGTCGAGGCCGGCGAAACATTCACGGCCGGATAGATCCACTGGGCACGGCTTGTTGCCCTGTGCCCAGTGATCCATTCGCAGCCACCGGGTGTCTTGCTCGGTCCACTGGTTCAGGTACAGCTGCCGGAAGGTGTTCTCGTAGGCTGGCATTTCGACGGCACGGGCACACTCAGTCCGCAGGAAGTCCTGCTTGATCGACACGCCGAGGTTCGGGTTGGCCTTCGCCCAGGTCGATTCCGCCTTCCAATCATCCTTGGGATCAGCGGCGTATATGGCCGGAAGGAACGATTCGTCCTGTACGGCCCCGCTGGCCACAGCCTCGGCATATTTCCAGATTTCCCAGCACACGCTGCGGCGGTCATAGCCTGCGGTCGTGATGTAGACCATGAGCGGCTGACGCCTCGCCCCCATGCTCGTCTGCATCACGTCGGCCAGTTCCCGGTTTGGCTGGGCGTGCAACTCGTCAAAGATCACGCCGTGTGCGTTCAGCCCGTGCTTCGTGAACGCCTCGGCCGACAGAGCCTTGTAGAACGAGTGCGTGTCTTCACGAACGATGGAATTGCGGTAGACCTTCAGCCGAGACCGCAGCGAAGGCGACATTTCCACACACGCCTTCGCCATCTCGAAGACCAAGCGGGCCTGCTCACGATCCGCACCGCAGGAAAAGATCTGCGCCCCCGGCTCGCCGTCGAAGAGGAGCTTGAGTGCGATGCCGGCACATAGCGTGCTCTTGCCGTTCTTGCGGGGAATGGCAAGGAGCGAGGTGCGGTATTGCCGCATGCCATCCGGCCGCAGCACCCCAAACAGCCTGCCGATGTAGCTGGCCTGCCACGGCTCGAGCACGAACGGCTTGCCGCCGAGTTCGCCCTGCGTGTGCCGCAGGTGTTTGGCAAAGAACGTGACCGCATCCACGCCAGGCTGAGCGTACTCAGGCGAACATACGGGCGTCTTCGTCGTCTTCTTTCGGGCCATTGTCCACTGCTGTGACGCGAGCCAGTGCCGATGCCGTCAGGCCGAACTCGGCCGCAAACTTCAGCATCTGATTCCGGGCGTCGCGCTTGCGGTTCCACGCCGGGTGATTGCTCACCCTACCTTTGTCGTCCATGAACGTGGCCCCGTTGGCTTTCAGTTCCCGGTCGGCCTCAACCATGTCTGCGAAGGAGTCGCAGTAGGCCGCCAGCGTCTGCTGGTGCCTCGGGCTCATCACCTTCGAGGCTTCGAGCATGGGCACGATTCGCTCCCACTCTTCGCGGGCAAGGTCGGCCAGCCAGGCCGGGGCCGGCGGAATGCCTGCCGGCGCGTCGATGCCGGTCTTGTGCGGCCCCCTAACGCGAGAGCCACGCATGCTAAGGATCGGCTTAGGCGTCGGCTTGCGGCCCTTACCCATGGCGAAAACCCAACTTCCAATTTCGGCCAAACGTACGCAGAGGA